TTTATCATCAAAGTCAGTTTGTTTAATTTGTCTTTCACCACCTACTACATCGTATGGATAAACTGGTGGTAAGTATGTAGCAAATACATTTGCTAGTAATTCAAATTCATTTTTAAGTGCTCCGTAAATTCTTTTGTGTATAGCTGACATCACTCGCGATCCACGTTCCAATAATGCCATAGTAGTGCCCACGGCTGCTTGTTGGTTCATATCACCCACTTGTGCATCTGCGATGCTCGCGAAGCGTTGACCTGCTTCAACAACAATACCCATTAATTGTAATAGTGTTTGATCTGGTCCTTTAAATGGAAGAGGCATAAACGCATCACGAAGATTTCCTCCCGGAGCGTCGACATCTCTAAATTCACCTGGTTGAATAGGTTGTGCGTCATCTCTAACTCTAATACCACGCATTTTAAATCCAGCTGGTAAATTAGCTAAAGTTCCTGCATCTAATAATTGTCTTAATGCAGAAGTTGCAGTTCTAGATAATCCACCAATCATGTGAATTAATCCAAAACCATAGAATCCCAAACCTGGTAAAAATTTAAAGTGTACAAAATAATTAGTTCTAATTTTTAGTGGGTCATCTGATTTATAATTTCGTCTTATAGATAAAACTTCTCTTGAAGATTCTTCAATAGTTACAACGTATGGAAGTTTAATTCCTGTGAGTTCACCAGTCTGTGAATCTTTATCTTCAAATCCTTCCAGATCTAAATTAACATGACATTCCAATAAGGTATAAATATCATCTTGCTTTTCAACTCTGATACCTTCTAGTTGTTGTTCTTTTTTCTTAATCTCATCTTCTTTTAAAGTTGGTTCTCCAAGTTCTACATCTTTGTAAAAACCATTAACTTGTTGTTTACGTAAGTCATTTGCTGAAATTCTTAATACATGTATGACTGCATCAGCATCTTCAAGTGATGTTGCTGAATATGGAACAATTAAATCTTCAGATGGTATAAATTTAGATACCGCTCTTCCAAGCATTGCATCATAGTAAACTTTTTTAAATGTTGAACCTGACAATGGTAAATAAAATAACATTTGATCAAATTCTGGTTCATACTCTTTCATGACATTCATAATTTGATAATTCATAAATTCTTTAACTCGCATTGCTTGATCTTCTTTGTTACGATCTGTCTTTCCTAAAATTTGAGTTCTTACAGGTCCATCTGCTGGTAATAATTCTTTATAAGCTTGAGCTTGAAACTGTGTGACTGCTTCTGCTAACACTGGATGAGTTACACCTGATGCTCCTCTAAATGGTTCTGTTCTAACTTCGTATTTAAATCCAAGTAAATCTAAACCACGAGTATAAGCCATCTCCCAATCTTGTCTTGATGTTTTATAGTCTGTATATTTTTCTTGAAGATCAGATCCGATATCAACTAAAATATCTTCTTCTAAAAATTCTGCAAGGTTTGCATAATGATCTTCACCACCTGTAGGTGCTGCAACGTTTGGATCAAATGAAATTTCTGCACCACCATCTTCAGTTGTCATAATTTCAACTGATGGATCTTGTGCTTGTTGTAGTTCTTCGTTAATTGCTTGTTCTACATCAACTTGACCTGGTAACTCTACAGTAGTTTTAGTATTAGGTAATGACTTATCAATATCTGCCATGACTAACTATACCTTCTTTTAAATAATGTTTCAACACCTTGTGGGTCTGGACCACTAGCAGGTGGGACTGTTTTTGTCAATCCACCATATGCAAAACTAGCTATTCCACCATTCGCATAATCATAGTCGCCTATATCTGGATCTGGATATCTATTTATAATATCTTCATAAGGAGATTGTTCTAACATCTTTCTACCTTTTGCTCTTTCTTCAATTTTTTTTACGTCTTTTATTTTTCCAGTTCCAATTTTTTCTAATCTTTCAATATCACTAAAAGCATCACCAACGTTAAGAGATTCATAATCAAATTCAAAATCACCTGGTTCAGAAAGAGGTCTTGGTCTTTGTTCTACTACAGAAAATTCACCTGGGTATTTTATTTGTTTACCTGTTTCTACATCAATATCTGATTTAGGTGGTCTATAGTTTAACTCAAAAGGAGCATCTGCCGTTCCTCCAGAAAAATTAGCTTCAATAGAAATTTCTCCTGTTGTTTTATTTTGTGTAAGTGTAATTACTTCTGATTCTCCAGTTGCCGAAGGTATTTCTAATTTTTTAACAATCTCTATATCTTCAACTCGTTTTGCTGCAGGAGATACATCAATTCCTTCTTTCATAATTTTATTTACAAGTGGTGTAAACCATTCAGGCATACCTTCAACTTTAGGTAATACTTTCCCAGCAGCTTTTACAGATTTAATTCCTGTACCTTTAATTGCTTTTCCCAAAGCAGGTAATGCAGCAACTCCACCTAATAGTTTTAATAAAGTTCTACGATCCATTATTCAGATTCCTTGTTAGATAGATAGTCATACAATGTATATCCTGTAGATGCAATAAGTCCTGGTATTCCTAAAAACCTAGAAGCCCCAGCAATAGTTCTTGGATTTAAACCTAATCTTAAAGCTGTGCTTAATTTACCTGGTACTGCTTCACCTACATTCTTTAAAGTCGCAAAATTTTTTAAAGTTCCTAATATACCAGAAGCCTCTGCCGCTACCGCAGGAGCTGCAATTGAACCTGCTCGTTTAGATAATGTTTCCATTGTTGCAAGTCCTAAATAATTTAACGGATCCGTTGCCATTTCAGTTGCAGTAACACTTTCATCTAATGCTTGTGGAATTGTAAATGCAGCGGTTGCTAATGGACTACCAAGTCTATAGAAACCTTTTCCTAATACTTTACCAGTCGCGCCCAACGCTCCGCGACCCGCGGTGCGCGCTTCTTGGATCGTTGCTTTCGCATCAGGTAAACCTAAAGCTAAAGTTGCTCCACCTATAACCCCTGCAGCTTCGCCAACAGTTTGAGCAATTTCATTATCTGCTAACCAATATAAAATATCTGACTGACTTGCTTTTGTATCCGGATCATCTGTTGTAAAAACTTGTAACTCCTTATCAAATTTTAATTGTGGTTTAGTTTCTTCTATAACTTTTTCTTCTAATGTTTGTTCAGCAGGTTTAGCTTGTGCTGTTCCTACAAGTGCAGTTCCAGCAAGAATAGGTAAAGTAAATTTGTTTAATCTTTTAGGTGTGTAAGTTCTAACAACATCAATTATTTTCTCAACAGGTTTACCTAAATTTTCAGTGTAACCAATAAACCTAACTGGATTACCTAATTCATTTTTAAATGTTCCTTTTGGAACATCAGGTCTTAATGGAACTTTTAATTCTTTTGCTTTTTCAACAATGTCATTAATTTTAGTTTGAGCTTCTGGATTATTATAATTCTTTTCTATAAATCTTTCAGCATCAGGAACAAAGAATTGGTTTAAAGAAAATGGTGCAGCAAATCTATTTGCAGGAGCATTTAATAATTCACCACCTAACTGAACTCTTTTACCATGTGATAAGTTAAAAAACCTTGCATCTTTTTTAGGATCAACGACTGCGGATAAATCAATATTCGCTCTGTATATATTTCCATTTCTGTCTACACGCGTACTAATTTTATCTAATAATTCTCTATCCTCTAAAATTGCTCCTGGATTATTATTAATAATATCATTTACTTTTTTAAGAACTGTTCTTTGTTGTTTATTTAAATCTAATTCTCTTTCAGATAAACCAATTTTTCCTTTTTCTGAAAATCTTCTTTTATCTCTTCGCATTTGTGCGCTTATTAAATCCATTTCTCTTTTTTCAGGAATTGATGCTCTTTTTAATTTTTTTCTTTTATCAGAACTTTGAGTAATAAAAGTTTGCAAATTTGGAATTTCTTCTTTTAGATTAATTTTTGCTTGTCTATAATTTGCAGTTAATCCTTTTCCTTTTGCTGATATATCAATAGGAGGTTTATATGTTTTGTCTTTAACTATATTTCTTAATATTTTTTCATACTCTGGAACAGAAAGATCTGTTGCTATATTTACTTTTTGTTGGATAGTTCTATCTGCAACATTTATTTTATATTTATTTAATGCAATTTTTTTTATCTTATCTATATCTGTTTCTCCTTCAGAAATAATCTTATCTATAATTTTAGTTGCATCTCTATTTTTACCTAGTATTGCATTAGGATTATTTTTAAATGATTCTGAAAAAACTCTTCCTGTAGTAGTTTGAGAAGCTCCTACTTCTCTAGCAATTTTTCTGATATTAATTGTTTCTCCTTTATCAATTTGTTTTTGTATAGCTTCTTTTATTTTTTTTCTAGTTTCTTCAACGGTTCTCATTATCTTTTTCTCTTTCTAAACATTGTTCCAATACCACTGATCAAACCACCTTTAGCATTTGGTTCTCTATCTTTAACATCAAAGTTTTCCAAAGTATTTTTGTTGTTAATATCATCTACTATCTTTTCAATTTTTTTAAATCCTTCAGGATCATTTTGTTTTGCAAAGTTTGTAAAAGATTCTGCAACTTTAGGATCCGATATATTTATAGTATTTGGTTCAAATGCTTTTTCTAAATCTTCTAACTCTTGTATTTCATCTATACTAATTAATCTTCTATCTCCTGATAGTTCTGCTTCTTCAGCTTTCTTTCTTAAAAGATTTAATCTATTTTGACTTTTCTCTCCTGGCACAGGATCTAGTTTACCCATTCTATATTGTTTATAATAATATGCTTCTTCTGCTTTACTTCTTTGCAAAGCTTTCTCTGCTTCTTCAACAGTTCCCTCCGATAACCAAGTTTCTGCGTCTCCAAGTTCTGCTTCATAATCTTCAATTTCTTCTCTAGTAAGTTTTCTTGATTTAGGATCCACATCATCTACAACAGTTTTGATTCCTGTCTTTGCTTCTTCTACTACTTGTGGTTTTGAGAATGTATCTGGAAAAGTAGATTTTAAATATTCTAGATTATCGTTAAACTGTGCAATCTCATCTGCATTTGCTTGTGGTAAAAAGTTTGCATCATTAGCAATTAACTTTTTTAAAGATTCAGGATTGCCACCTTCTAATTTACTTAAATCTGTATTAAATGAATTTCTTGTTCCTGGTAATCTTTTAATTCCAGTAGTTACACCTATTTTAGGTTTAATACCTATTCCTTTAAGTGTATTAAAAATTTTAGCAGTTAAAGCAAATAAAGTTTTTTTATCCATTAGTAATACTCCTTATCATGATGAACCACAGGTTCATCTTTGTAATCTTCAGGATGGTCAATAAAACCACCTTGTCTGAATCTCATTAATGCTTGTGTCATTGAGTCTACGAGGTCATCATGATCTCCAAAAGGAAATGACGCACATTCCTCAATAACCTCTTCTGCAAAATCCGTTTCAGGCGCCCATATTTGTCCGCTTTCAAAAAGCGGCGCTACGGCGTTTACTCGAGAATGCTTATCATTTCCTTTGCTTGGTGTAAAGTTTATGACAGGAATACCCATCTTACGTAATTCATAAGTTAGCGGTAATCCTGATGCTTTTGACTCTACCACTACTGAATCAGGTCTCCAGTAATAGTATTGATTTAATGCTTCACGTCTTAACTCTGGAAACTCTAAACGTTTCTTAAATGAATCTAATAATATTAAATTGGGTCCTGAATCTTGATCCGGAAAGAATACACCCCACGTTGTGATAGCTGAATAGTCAGCTGATTCTTTTTTTAAAAATGCAGTATCATAACTTTGTATGACATGTTCTAAAGCTGGAATATAATCTTTATCCCACTTACGCCACCATTCACGTTTAATGATTGATCCTTCTTCTGATGTAGGATTCTGCATCCATTGTGCATTCCATTTCTGAATAGACAAAGATGCTTTAACAGATTCTAATTCCGATAACTTCCAATACTCTGGCCATACTGGTTTTTCATTTGGTAGTATTGCAGGGAATTGTATTACTTCCCACTGATCTGATTTAATTCCTTTTTGAGCCCCGATCAACGCTCCGGTAAGATCCTTCAACGACCAACGTGTCATAACCACAACTATCTTTCCACCAGGTTGTAAACGCTGACGAGGACCTGAAGTATACCATTCATAAGCACGTTCCAGCGCTTCGGGATTCATAGCGTCTTGTTCCGAGTGCGGATCATCGATGATAAGTAAATCCGCTCCACGACCCGTGATCGCCGATCCAACACCGGCTGCAAAGTACTCACCACCTTGTTCCGTTTCCCAACGGCCCGCGGCTTGTGAATCTTCACGTAGTGTAGTTTTAAAATATTTTTTATAATCTTGGCTATCGATTAAGTGTTTTGCTTTTCTACCGAATCGTACTGCAAGTTCAGTCGTGTGCGTAGTTTGGATAATTTTTAATTTTGGATGTTTACCAATCATCCAAGCTGGAAGCAAGAATGATGCAAACTCTGACTTTGTATGTCGAGGAGGCATATTAATAATTAATCTATTAATTTTTCCTTCTGCAAGACGATTAAATTGATCAGCAATTTTTTTATGATGTTTACCTTCAACGAAATCTGGCCAAACAGATTTTACAAA